GTTTTAATGCAAGGCAATATGCCCCGCGAGATTAAGGACATCATCCGTAACGTCCAGCAGATGGACTTACCAGAAAATGGCATTGCTGACATACGCATAAAGATACAGGGTGGTGAAGTATTAGATCGTCCAATGTTTGCAGTGGGCGGTGGTGCAAACAAGTTCCCTGACCTCAGTGGTGACGGCAAGGTCACACAAAAAGACATATTGATAGGCCGTGGTGTGATCGAGAAACAAGAGGGTGGAGCCGTCAACCCGGAGCAGGCTATCGCTCAAGTTGAGATGGCTGCTGAAGCAGAGGGCGAACAGGTTGGTTTGGATTACCTGGCTAACCAAATGGGCGGCATCGACATGGCAGAAGATGCAGAGGGCCTGATCAACGCACTGCGGGGCAATGAGATGCCTATTGCAGCACGGCGCACGGAACTTGCTGAATATGTCGGTGAAGAAGATGCTATGCGGACTCCAGAGTCTGTATTGGCAATGGTACAGCCCACCATAATGATGACAGAAGAAGGGGCTATGAACTCAGGCATTGGTGAATTGATGCAACAACTCACCTCAGATGTCGAAATGGCTACGGAAGGTGGTGCGCCAACAGACATGGGTCAGGGTGTCGGCGCATTGATGATGGCAGGAGCACCGGAACAGCCCGTACAGCAGTTTGCGGCGGGCGGTCCTGTAGTTCGTATGGCAGAAGCGGGAGACCCCTCTTTGGAGCAAAGATTCCAACAATATCTCCCTTTTTTTCAGAACATCCAAGGCGTTGACGCTGAAGACAGAAAAAAAGACCGCGCTCTTGCACTAGCCCGTGCGGGTTTTCAGTTTGCTGCAGGCGTGGGCCCGAAAGGTGAGAATATAGCGGGCAGACCCTTTTTATCGCAACTGGGCACTGTAGGACAGACAGCTTTAGGTGATTTGGCGACGATTCGCGCAGGAGAAAGAAAAAGTGACAGCGCGTTACGGTCTATGGCAGCCAAGGCAGCGATAGATGCACAAACGTCTTCGGATACCGCGACACGTCAAATGGCTCTTGAACAAACCAAACTGGATAGATCTCTTGCCGAACTCTTGATAAAAGAGGGTGGTTTGATGGATCGCCTTCGTTTGACGGAAAAAGGAAAAGGTGAACGCCAAGAAACGACAGGAGAACAGGCGTTAACACAAATCGATGTGAAAGGAGAACAGGCTTTAGAGCAAATCGAACGCAAAGGTGAGCAGTCGTTAACAGAAATTGCTGCAAGGGGCGACGAAACACGTAAGACAGAGGTTTTGAAATCTGACCTAGGTGTCAGATTGAAAAACGTCCAAAACATACTGGACATGAAGCGTGACGCGGCACAGAACAACAAGCCGGTCGACAAGGTGTTGAGTGACGGCATGGGCAATCAGCAAGTTTTAAGGATTTTCCCTGATGGACAGACCACTGTTTTTGGAGTCGGTCAAGAGGGTAGATTTGGAATGGACAGCCCGGGCAAAATGCGGCAGGGCGTATTGAAAAACGTTACTGATTATGGCTCAGGGACGCTTTCTCCAGAGGTTACGACAGATGTTGAAAGCTCTATCGATATTTTGTACAAGCCTACTGGCCCGCAGAAGATACTTTCAGAGGGGCTACCTTTGAATCTGGCTATGGCAATTGCCAAGCGAGAAAAAGCCGGTCAAGCGATGAATATTGATAAGGCAATCGTGCAAAAAGCCCAGAGCATGGTAAACGACTTTGCCGGGACAACAATCAAAGAGATCGACAGCATCCTATCGCAGGATCAAAAACTCAAAACGTTTATACCCGAAGATTTAGAAGTTGAAGCTAGTTTCGGCGGCTTGAGCGGCCCAGCCCGGGCTTTGCGATACGTCAATGATCAACTTTTAGATGTTTCATCGGGCATGTTTGGTCTCCCAGGTATGGGTATATATTCAGATGATGCAGTTCGTGACGTAGTAAGATCTGATGCTCACTTAAACGCTTTGGCTGACGAAACCTTGAAACTTCTATACGAAGAACTAGGTAATGTTCGTTTGAAGGCTATAGTCGAAGTGATCCAAAAAGAGGTTGACAAAATCCGACCGGATTCTTTGGGATCAGATACGAAGGCGTACCGTCAAGCTACAATTCTTTACGACAAACTCAAAGAGGCGGAGCAACAAGCATTCAAGATATACAAAATAGACGAATCGGGCACTCACGATAACAAAGATTACCTCATCGCCCAAAACATGGTCGAAAACCAACTACCCGTATTGTTGAAGAGTTTTGAAAACCTCATCAATTCGTTAGGACCCGTTGTAAGGGGGCCGGAAGACAAGGGTCCAGATTCTGCCGTAGTCAGAGGTCAATCAGCCCAATCTCAACAAAGTTTTGAAAAGCTTCTGCAAGGTAGAAACTAATGGCAGAAAAGCTACGCCTCGATTTTAATGAGGAGTTTGCACCCTTAGTAAGAGAGTTTGGGCTATCCGACGCTGTGCAAGGCATGATCGATGCTGCCGAAGGACCCGGAACTTATGCCGATTTGAGGACCGGTGCAGGACTCACGGACCTGGATCTAATCAAAGAATATCTTGAACTGCCTAAAATTGACGTGCCGATACAGTCTTTGCGTAGTCAAGGTCTTACTACCGACGAAATCTTGAAGATATTCGTGCAGGATTTAGGTATAGACGAGAACCGAGATCTTGCAAATCAAGGTATCAAACCATCTGATTTTGCTTCTGCTTTCATAAAAAATAGAGAGCTTGCTGCCGATGTAGCGGCGGCTGAAGGCGTAGCTAGGGGCTTGACCGTTGGTGCTCCTGCGACGGCTGGGATGATAGCAGGAGCCTCTGTCGGTGCTCCTTTTCTTTTGCCCGGGATAGTTATTGGAGGGGGCGTGGGTCTTCTAACCGGGGCCGGAATCGGCATGTTAGCCGAGGATCAGTTCTTCTCAGATGAGCCTATTCTTGAAGATCAAACTCGTGCCTTACTGGAAGGCGGAAAGGTTTTAGGTGAAGGACTGACTATGTTGGCGGCTCCTCGTGCTTTCATGAAGATTGGTGAAAAAGCACTGACCGCAGAATCGGGTTTCCTCAAAAAGCTAGGGGACTCAATACGGCTTCGCAGTTTTAATCTGAGGGAAAACCCTGTTTATCAGGCGGGTGCAATGCGGAAAGACATGAAATATCTGCAAGTTGCTGATCCCGTCATGTTCAAGTTTTTGAATACTTACAAAAAATCTCCAAAAATGTTCCAAGCGGCGGAGACGGGCGCGATTGCGGGTGCTGCGGCAGGGGCAACTGGTGCTGAATTGATATCTCCTGGTGATGCTTACGTCCGGGTGCCTGCGGAAATAGGGGGAGGCTTTGCATCTGTTTTGCTGAATCCTTTCAAACTGTTGCCATATTACGAAAATTTCAAAGAAATCGCCTTAGAACAAAAAGAATTGCTGGGCGACGTGACATCCGAGTCAGCGGCAGAAAAAAGGGTCGGCATGGCTTTGGTCAATTTCTTACTCGAAAGAGGAGAAAACCCAGAAGATTTGATCACGGACTTGCGGCGACCCCAGTTTGACAAACTTATCAAAGATGCAGAGGACTTGGTTGACAAGACAAAACGCCCTCTTCTCGCTGGTGTAGACATACCAAGCCCTAACAGTCGTGCGTTGACAGATAGTGTAACTCTGGAGCTATTAGAAGGCCGTCTTCGTGCGTTGAACGGGCGTTTTGGTACAGAAGTACAAAATGATCTGGATGCTCAAGCGCAGGGTGTTGCCAAAATATTGAAGGCTTTACGTTTGACCGGCGGTGCCAATGCACTCAAATCCGCTGCTGTATTGAGAAAAAGACATTTTGAATCATTAGTCGAAGATCGGTTCGCTCATGCCATAGATCAAGCGAATCGCGCCACTAACAAAATCAAAAGCGTTACACCAGAGTCTCGACGCGCTGCAAGCACGAGGGTAACAGACATAATCTACAGTGCGTTCAAAGATGTCAACGCACAAGAAAACGCCCTATACAAGAAGGTTCAAGGAGAGCGTGTTCTTGTTAGTGAAGAAAATTTGGGAAACGAAATCGAAACATTACGTGGCACATTGACGAAAGAACAGTTTTCTCGTGCAGTAGATAAGATCATAAGAGATACGGGACAGAGGTTGGGAGATCAAACGCAGGCCCAGTTACTCGATGTTCGAATTGCTACACTTGAGGATTTTGCCGATGTACCCGGCGGGACTCAAGAAGAATTAGATGCAGTGGTTGAGGCGACGGGGTTGCGTCCAAATCAGATTGCCTCCGAGCTAGAAAAACTCAAAAAACAACGTGAACAACTGGGGGAAGTAGAAAGCGACCCTCCAACTTTCGAACAAATGAACAACTTGCGAGGTTATTTATTAGAACAGTCTCGCTTGGCGGCCTCTGGTCTAACCCCTGGTATGGCGGATAAACGAGTTTATGATCGTTTAGCACTGGCTGTCTTGAATGATTTGTCCGACCAAGACAAATTAGTCCAATTAAACGGTGAAGAACTTACTTTGGAAACTTTGACTGCTATAGACACTGCGCGGGCCTTTACCAAAGCAAAATCAGATGTTTTTAAAAGAGCTTTTCCCAATAAAATCATGGCTAATAGGGCCACGGGTGAAGCTTTTCTTCAACCCGAATTGTTGTATCAAAGTATCCTGCGTGGAACCGATGATGAGACAATCTTGCGGCTGCGAGACATTGATACCGCAGTGAAGATGCTGGTCAATGATCTTACGCCGGGTGGCTTGGCAGGTGATCCAACAGAAGAGCTTGTGGCGTCTGAACGATTGGGGTTGTTGTCTGACAGTTATGACACGGTAGTTCGTGCTCTTGCAGGCTCAAATCTAGTTAACAACCAAACCGGCGAGGTAAACCAAGCAGGACTAGCTAATTTTCTCGCAAAAAACGAAGACACTCTGTCTTTGATGCCTTTATTGAAGGCGGATTTGGAGAACGCCTCTACACGAAAGACACTGTTGGACAGTGCCCGACAAAGAAAAGAAAGAGGCATGTTCAAGATTAGATCAAGCTTCAACAACTTATTTTCTTCGCTGACGGGTGAAAATCCGCACGATGCTATCAATATGGCTTTGAACTCCGATAAACCCGCCGCAGAAATACGCAACCTAACAAACCGTTTACGAGCGGCGGCCCGCAGATCAGAGAAAGAAGGACCCATCTTTGTTGATGGTAGAAGGATTGAGATTACCGTCCCCCAAGTCGAAGAAGAATTGCGTGATGCTTTTTTTCAGATTGCAGATGAGTCTAGCCGTCCAGATCTTGCCTCGGTAGGTGCTGCACCCGATTTTGCTAAATTCAAATCTTTCTTTTTCGCGACTAGGGGTAAAAACGAACCCCTCATCAAAACACTGACTGACAAAAAAGTTGGCTTGTTTAGTGACGTCGAAAGAGTGCGTTTGAATCAGTTATTGACCGCTGGAGAGGGCGCACAAAAGAAAATAGCTAATCCAGGTTACGATATTGTTGAAGAGATAGAGTCGGGCACGGACGTGTTGACTAATTTAATCGTTAGGTCAACGGGTGCGGGATTGGGTCAAAAACTATCTGGGGCTTTACCTGGTAATGCAACTTTGATTGCGGCCTCTGGAGGTTCCCAAGCTGCTTTGAAACTTATGGAAAAAATTCCAGTGACGGACACCAACAAAATATTACAAAAAGCATTAAAAGAGCCAGAAATGATGGCTTTGTTGCTTGAAAAAGGTTTGATTACAGGGGAGCGGCAAAGCAAAAAAGATGTTGCGAAGCGATTATTCAATGTGCGGCGACTCAACGCTTTCATAAATAGCGCGTTAGGCACAGGGGCGGCAGAAGAAATTATGACAGAAGATTTGTCGCCCGAAGAACAAGCTGCAATCCGTCAGTTTGAAGAGACACCTTTTGGGACCCCAAGGCCAAGAGGATTCGGTGGTCTAAGAGATCGAAGTATACCAACGCCTCAATCTCAAGTAGATCCACCCATGCAAGTGATCGGGCCACCTTCGCCCCCTGCGTTACCAACTCAGGCTGCCGCACCAGCAAACCAGCAAACCAGACAGCGGTTCGCGGCCCTTTATCCAGATGATCCAATCTCTCCAATAATCGAAGCACAAGGCATAGGAACACTGCCGCAAGCGAGAGGGTAATGGCCGAGCGAGAGGGCATTTCTGCTCTGAACGGTTTTCCAGAAACCAAGGAAGAAACCGCCGAAAGAGTCGCCCGGGAACGACTTGACAAACAAGAGTTTGAGCTTGAAATGATGAGTGGTCTGCCACCGGAATTTCAACCGGGGGGTATATATTCTTTATTATCCACTTTGGGCCAATCTTTTCCTGATCTTCAATATCATTCTTACGGCCAAGTTCCGGGCCGATTCCGTGAAGCCTTCGAAGAGCTAGAAGACAAGCAAAAAAAAATGGCGAAAAGTGCGATGGGTAGAGCACGAATTAAAGCGACCTATCCCACGATAACAAATCCAGACGGCGGTGCTATTTTGGGAAGTTTTATACCAGATCTTTCGAGAGCAAAACAAAGAGCAAAAGAAGTTATTGGCGACAACTTTCTTCAAAGTGCTAGACGCGGTACTACTTTGCAATACGGGCCACCCTACTCAGATATTGCTATGCCGAGCTTGATTGGTGAAGAATTCTACGAATCCGCTTCTCCTGCCAAAAAATTTAATGTTGTAGATATGAAGGAAGGTGAGGTTGGGCCTGGGTTTCTGACCGGTCCAACATCAAGTTCTATTCTTTTGTCTAGGCTACCGGCAAGTTTGAGCGGATACGATGCGGGCAGACAAGGCGGGACTTTGTTCCACGAATTATTCCACGCTGGATCGCAACATCCTCGCATCACCGACTTCATCGTCTCTGAGAACTACAGTAAATTAGACCCGGATTTACAAGAAGGTATTGCAGAAATGGTGGTGGATAATCATAAGTTTTTATATCCGCTTGATGATTATGAAAAACGCTACAGAGATTTGACCAAAAAAAGCGAAGACGGACAAAGCGGCATAGACACCATTTTGAATAATATCGATGCAATTAGAGCGCAAAATAAAACCGGACGAGGCATGAACGAAGAAGAAGTGGCAAAGTTCGAAGAGTTGGTGTCAATCAATGAGCGCGGTGGAGATCCTGTTGATTTTCTGGTCAAACAACAAATGGACCCCGAGGACGTTGAAAAACTCGATGTAGTTGAAAAAGCCAGTGCGGCTTTGAGAATATTTTTCAATGAAACGTCAGATATCAAAACGGGCAAGACAAGAGGCAATCTGTATTACCCACCAGCGGCACGACCTAAACCAACCAAGCCCTAGCCTCTTCGCCTAGCACCTGTTGTGCTATGTCAATCTTGCCTTTCAACGCTTTAATTATTTTTTCATCCACTGTCTTGGGGCTGACGAGATCAACGTACAGAACGTGGTGATCTTGCCCAATCCTATGGGCACGGTCTTCTGACTGCAACCTGATCTCCAAGTCATAAGAATTGTTGTAATACAATACGTTAGTGGCCGCAGTTAAAGTCAATCCGTAGCCACCGGTCCTTGGGTTTGCCACGAAAAAACGCACCGGGCTTTCTTTGTCTTGAAACTGCTCCACGATCCGGTCGCGCTCCTCTTGCGGCGTAGCACCGTAGAAAGTCACCACCGCATCTTCACCAAACTTCTCTGCCAGTGTCTGTTGTATCTGCTCAATGTCGTACACATAACTGGCCCAGATGATGACTTTGCCAATCATCTCCCCTATCACCTCTAACATTTCTGTCATACGGTTACTTGCAAGCGGTTGTATCTCTCCATCATCGGTTCGTAGATGACCACAACAAATCTCTTGCAGTCGCATGATCTGTGTCAACACGCTCTGTGTCGTTGCTAACTCACCCTGGTCAAGCATTGCCAATGCAAACTCCTGCATTTGTTTGTACGCCTTAGTTTGCTCCTCAGTCAGAGCCACTTGTCTTTGCATGTAGATTTTGTCTGGTAGATCAAGACAATCTTCCTTCAACACCCGGTGACTGTGCTTCTCAAGCTTGCAATTCAACTCTTCTAGGTTCCTATACCCGGTTATTTGTTGGAAACTTCTGGCCCCAAACCGACGTTGTTGGACCACGGCGTACCGGCCTTGGAACGCATAGTAGCTATCAAACCCGAGCATACGAGTGTTAAGAAATGCACACTGGGAGTAAAGATCCATCGGATTCTTGGTAACGGGGCTGCCTGTAAGTATTCTTTTGTATTTTGCAGCTTTACCCAGCGCGATAATGTTCTTGGTTCGTTGGGCTTGGCGATTCTTAATTGTGGTGCTTTCATCCACCACCACAAAACAGTTCGGGTTCATCTTTACAAAATCTTGGGCGACCTGGGTGCCACGCTTTGTAGATAGTGCCTCTACGTTCATAATAAGGATACGCAAAGCATCGCCCGATCCCCGCGCCACTTGGATCAGTCTTTTCTGGAACTTCTGTGTCGTTTTCGGCTCCCATAGCAGAGAGTCGACTTTTACATCGTCTGACATGTGCTGCGGTATTTCTTTCGAGTGCCAGTTGGCGTACACACCTTTGGGCGCGATTATAAGCGCAGCTTCTATCTCTGCTTGTTGAAAAAGCATACCCATCGTGTCGATTGTCACCTTGGTCTTACCGGTCCCCATCTCCATGAAAAGCGCGAAAACACTCTTCTGCCAAGACTTTTCCAGCGCAATCTTCTGGTGGTCGTATGGTTCTGTTTTGAATGTGTACATAATCTTTCTTATATATTGACATCTAGGATAGTAAGGGATTACTCTCATGTTGGGAAGTGTTGAAAGACACTTGAACAATCAACAACGAACGAGGACTGACGAATGAATGACCTCTATGATGAGATGGCTGGTGACGCCAAGAAGTCACTCGACCTCCCCCAAGACGGCCAATTGTCCAGTGTATCAAATATCGCTGAACAAATCCTTGCCCAACAGCAAAAGGTGCAGAATCTTGAACAGGAGCATAAAGCTGCAAAAGCACATCTTTTGAAGCTGACTGATGAAGAGTTGCCTGCGGCAATGCAGGAACTCAACATGAGTTCATTTTCATTAGCGGATGGAAGTCAAGTTACTTTGAAGCCCACTTACGGGGCTTCTATAAAGAAAGATAACGAGACGGCGGCTTTCGAGTGGTTGCGACAGCGTAACGAAGCTGATCTTATCAAGAACACCGTGACGGTTCGTTTCAACAAAGAGCAAGACAACGAGGCCCGAGCCTTGGTTGAGGATCTGCGTGGGAAAGATATGCAACCAGAGCAAGCCTCTACGATTCACCCCGGAACCCTGAGAGCTTGGGTGAAAGGCAGGGTCGAAGATGGTTTGGAACTGGACATGGAGCTTTTCGGTGTGTGGGTTGGACAACGAGCAGAAATCAAGAGGAAATAACGATGGCTGACAAAGAAGTAAGCGAAAAGAAGGAAGGAAAGGTAGCGGTGTTAGATGCCGCCATGTTTGAACAGGATGCCGGTGCTGGTATGACGATGGATCAGGATGATTTGGCTTTGCCATTTTTGAAGGTTCTGTCGGCACTTGACCCTTTGATTCAAGAGGGTGAGATCGATGCGAAGCCCGGTGACTTGTACAACACGGTGACAAACACTGTCTACAAAGGTAAGGAAGGTGTCAGGGTGATCCCCGCTCATTATGAGCGTCGATTTCTGCAATGGGCACCCCGTGGAAGTGGCTCTGGAGCACCGCAAAACATTTTTGGGCCTGATGACCAGCGTCCAGAAACAAAAAGGGACGAAAACGACAACAAAGACTACGTTGTAGGTGGTGACGGTTCGTATATTGACGAGACTCACCAGCACTATGTGATGGTCCTTGAAGATGATGGCTCCGCAAATACGGCGTTGATCTCAATGAAATCGACACAGTTGAAGAAGTCACGGAAATGGAACTCGATGATTGCATCCAGGACGATGACTAACGCGAAGGGCGAAAGCTTTCAGCCCCCTCGATTTAGTCACGTGTACAAGCTATCAACCTCGTCGGAGAAAAACGACAAGGGTTCATGGCACGGCTGGAACATCGAATTGGACGGTGTGGTCGAAGACGCGAATGTCTACCGCTCTGCGAAAGCTTTTCACGAATCCATCAAGGGTGGAGAAGTGACAGTCAAGCATGAACAGGAGACAAACAGAGAGAGGACAGACGAGCCTTTCTAACCGCTATGGGGAACCCGGTCTCCACAGGTCCAGCAGAATCGTCTTCGACTAGCTGGGCCGTCCGGGCTTAATATACATGATAGATAAATTTTTAAACATATTCGACGGCCTCAAAGCGGCTTACGGGACCTACAAGATCAATGGTCGCGATACCAAAGGCAAAGCAACCGGAAAAGCTACGGTCGTCAAAGAATCACGGACCACGGAGACATGGGAAGCCCACCTTTCTGGTCAACAATCTATCGGCATCATTCCTATCAACGAAGACAACCAGTGCAAATGGGGCTGTATTGATGTCGATGAATACAATTTTAACCATCAAGAACTTATAGAACGACTGCGAAAGGCCAAACTTCCACTGGTCGTATGTCGTAGTAAATCGGGTGGTGCTCACGTGTTTTTGTTCACAACGGAGTTTATACCCGCTAAGGACATGCAGGAGACCTTGAAACGACTTGCTGTGTCGCTTGGATATGGTTCTTGCGAAATATTTCCAAAACAAATTGTCCTGCATTTAGAGCGTGGTGATGTCGGTAACTTTCTCAATACGCCGTACTTCGACCACGAGAACGGCTTGCGTTACGCATTCAAACCAGACGGGACCGCAGCGACCATAGAAGAATTTTTTGATCTATACGATCAGAACGTGCAGACCCACGAACAGGTGTTGGCACTCAAGGTAGAAGAAGACCCGGACTTACCACTAAAAGATGGGCCACCTTGTCTGCAGATGCTGTGTAGAGATGGAATACCAGAGGGGGCCAGAAACAATGGCTTGTTTAATCTGGGCGTGTATCTACGCAAATCTGACCCCGAGGGTTGGGAATCGGCAATCCTCGAACACAATATGAAGTTTATTCACCCGCCTTTACCGTTAGGCGAAGTCAATACCGTAGCCAAACAAATAGAGCGAAAGGATTACGCATACAAGTGTAACGATGCCCCTATCAACAGTGTTTGCAATCGCGAACTCTGTATGACACGTAAGTTTGGAATAGAGGGCGTCACGACAGGGGTGCAGATAGCTAACCTGCGTAAATACAACAGTATACCGCCAGTTTGGTTCTTGGATGTGATGGGTCAGCCGCTTGAAATGCAGACGGATGATTTATTGAATCAAGGTGCCTTTCAAAAAGCTTGCGTCGATCAGTTGAACTTCTTGCCCCGTACCATGAAAAAAGACATGTGGGAGACTCGGATCAACGGGTTGCTGAACGAAATGTCAGAGACAGAGGGCAGTATTATCGAGGTTTCTGACGATGTTTCAATTAACGGTCAGTTCAATGACCATCTTGAAGATTTTTGCACCGGGCACCAAGCCGCAGAGGATCGAGAACAAATACTGTTGAAGCGTCCGTGGACAGATGAAGATCGTGGAGAAACGTATTTCAGACTCAAAGATCTGGAATCTCATTTGATCAAAGCGAACTTCAAATACTTTAAGACACACCAAATTGCACAGCGACTGCGAGACTTGAACGGTCATTCGTCTGCATTGAAAATACAAGGTAAGACCACCCGTCTTTGGCGGATACCTGCTTTCCACAGGAATGAAACAGAATTGACTACCCCACAGTTTACCAGTGACCAAGAGATTCCGTTCTAATGCAACGCATCTTTGGTCCACCAGGCTGCGGAAAAACTACCACATTACTCGATCTGGTTGATAAGGCACTGTCTGAGGGCGTAGCCCCGCACAAGATAGCGTTTTTTGCGTTCACACGAAAAGCGGCCTCAGAAGCTAAAGAGAGAGCCGCAGAACGGTTTGGCTTAGACCCCAAAGCTGATCTACCATACTTTCGTACAATACACTCTCTGGCGTTCTTCTTAACCGGTTTGAAGAGTGATCAACTTATGACAGCGGAACATTATCGAGAGGTAGAGAAAAAAATTGGCATCAGTTTGGTGTCTGGAGAGACTAGGTTGCATGAGGTCGAAGAGGATCTAAGCAATAGTTTACGAAAAGAATCACCCATATTGCGGTTGATTACGTTGTCGCGTTTGAAAAAGACTTTGCTGCGGCATGAGTACAACTTCAGCGAGATTGAATATAAGTGGTTAGAAGTGGACTACGTGGCACGGTCCTTGAAACAATACAAAAAGGAGCATCAACTTTACGACTATACGGACATGCTCGAATTGTTTGCTCAGTCTGCACAGGATACTTGTCCTCACTTTGAGCTTGCTATGCTTGATGAGGCTCAAGATCTCTCACCATTGCAGTGGGACATCGCCCACGCTATCGAAAAGAAGTCCGACCGCATGTATTGCGCGGGTGACGATGACCAAGCTATCTACAAATGGAGTGGCGCAGATGTAGACCATTTTATTAATCTACCCGGTGGCAGTGAGGTGTTGGAACAAAGCTACCGTGTACCTCGGAAGATTCATGAGATTGCAGAGCGTATTAGTTCAAGAATTAAAAGACGGTTTCCAAAGAAGTATCTCCCTCGCCGAGAAGAGGGTGTCGCCAAGCGTATTACCGGATTCGAAGAACTAGATCTCAGTGAAGGCACGTGGTTGTTTTTGGCTCAAGCCAAGTTTCATTTGAACAGCGCACAGTATTTTATGAAACAACAGGGTCGTTTTTTTCAATATCCAGATGCGACACACAGTGTGCGATTGAAGATACGGCAAGCATTAGAAGCATGGCGGTTGTTACAGCAGGGCAGGCCCGTGACCTTCGATCTCACAAAAATACTGTATCAATACATGTCAGGCAACGGTGTCCGGGTTGCCAGAGGACACAAGAAAATAATTGGGGAAGAAGACGACACGTTTACTTTTGAAGAGCTACGAGACCATCATGGTTTGTTGGCGACTCAAGACATGGCGTGGAATGAGGCATTGGACAAGATTCCGGGTGTCGATGTGGCTTACATCAATGCACTGGTGCGACGAGGCGAAGACCTCACCCAACCGCCTCGTATAAGACTGAGCACGATCCACGGAGCAAAGGGTGGTGAAGCAGAGAACGTAGTCCTGTATACGGACTTGACGGTGGCGGCAGAGCAGTCGATGGAGCAGGATTCTGATTCTATTCATCGGGTGTTTTATGTTGCTGTGACGCGCTCTAAGCAAAATCTTTTCATCGTGGAACCCGAAAATTTCAATAGGAGCTATTCAATATGAAAGCGTTGGAAGAACAAATTGCTGGTGAGCATTACAAGAAGCAAAAGATTCAACCGATAACTTATATTTTGGCGAATGAGCTTCCATTTATTGAAGGGAATATAGTCAAGTACATTACTCGATGGCGCGAAAAGGGAGGCATCCAAGATCTCAAAAAGATCAAACACTATGTCGAAATCCTCATGGAGTATGAGAATGCAAAAAGAAACTAGACTTCAGTTCCCCTTGTTCACCCCGAAGTCGGAGTGGACACCACCGTTTGAGTTACGAGATCTCACGGGCTGCAAAGAAATAGCCGTGGACCTCGAAACACGGGACCCGAACCTCAAACAGAACGGACCAGGCTGGCCCAGAAAGGATGGTGATGTCGTAGGCATTGCCGTTGCGACCGAGGGATGGGAAGCATATTACCCGATTGCCCATACAGGGGGCGGCAACCTGGATAAAGGGATAGTTATGCGCTGGCTGCAAAAACAAATGCAGACTGACGCAATCAAGATCATGCACAACGCGCCTTACGACCTTGGGTGGTTGAAAGCGTTAGGTATCGAAGTAAACGGTGAAATAGTCGATACGATGGTCATGGCAGCCTTGCTGGATGAAAACCGTTACAGCTACAGCTTGAACGCCCTATCGTATGATTATCTGGGCGAGGCCAAGTCAGAAAAACTTTTGACCGAGGCTGCGGTCGAGTTCGGTGTCGATCCGAAGGGTGAGCTATGGAAGCTGCCGTCACAGTTTGTTGGTCCGTATGGCGAACAGGATGCGAGGCTGGCCTTTGATCTTTACAAGTTTTTTAAGCTTGAAATCAACAAGGAAGGACTTGAGACAATTTTCGATCTCGAAACACGGCTTACTCCATGCCTGATTGATATGACGTTTCGGGGGGTACGAATCGACCTTGAAAAGTGCGAAAGGACCAAGCAAGAGCTCTTAAAGGAAGAAAAACAAAAACTCAAGAAGATCAAAGACTTAGCGGGCATGGACGTTGAGATCTGGGCAGCCGCATCTTTGGCAAAAGCATTCGATAAATTGAACATAAAATACGCCCGGACACAGACCGGTCAGCCCTCTTTTACCAAGGTATTTTTGTCTGAACATCCTCACGAGTTTGCGAAGCTGGTAGTCGAAGCGCGTAACCTCAACAAGGTGCAGGGTACGTTTATAACGTCGATTATGAAGTATGTAAGCAAAGAAGGCCGCATACACGGTCACATCAACCAGTTGAGGAGTGACGGGGGAGGAACGGTAAGCGGACGGCTGTCGATGAACAACCCCAACCTACAGCAGATACCGGCACGTGATCCAAAACTCGGTCCCCTGATTCGTAGTTTGTTCCTGCCGGAAGAGGGTGAGGAGTGGGCGGCAATTGACTTCTCGCAGCAAGAGCCACGAATCTTGGTCCACTACGCAGACATATTTGGAGAATGGAAGAACAACCCACTTAAAGGTGCGCGAGAGTTTGTCAACGCTTATAACGACGATCCAGACACCGACTTCCACACTATGGTGTCCGAGATGGCAAAAATACCCCGTAAGCAAGCCAAAACCATCAACCTGGGGCTAATGTATGGCATGGGCGTCAATAAGATGGCTGGGGAACTTGACTTGTCCGTAGACGAGGCAAAAGAAATAACGCAGCAGTATCATGCCCGAGTGCCTTTTGTAAGAGAATTGATGCAAGGCGTGTCCAGATCGGTAGATACTAAGGATGATGGGTCCATACGCAGCCTCAAAGGCCGTAAGTGCCGTTTTAACATGTACGAGCCTGTCGGGTATGACTTGAAGAAAGCGATGCCTAAAGCGGAAGCTAAGGCCACCTACGGCGATACGACACCACTGCGACGTGCCTACACGTATAAAGCTTTAAATAGGTTGATACAAGCCAGCGCGGCGGATATGACCAAGCAGGCGATGGTTGATCTGTATGAGGCGGGAGAGCTACCACTGCTCCAGGTTCACGATGAGTTGGGGTGCAGTGTAATGAACGAAGATCACGCTCGACGGATCAAAGAAGTCATGGAAAACGCAATAGAACTCAGGGTTCCTAATAAATGTGACATTGACCTTGGTCCTAGCTGGGGCGAAGCAAAAGAGCTTGCGTAGTATCGCTGACAGTCCTATACTCTCGCAGATGGACACTGAAAAATATAAGTCAATTGCGGTTCCTCGGAACGTGTATCAGGACATTAAGATCCTGGCAAAGCATGAGGACCGTCCAATTAGTAAACAACTGGTAAAGATTCTCAGGGAATGGGAACAAGATCGTATCCGCGAAGCGGAACGTCTCCCATAGACATGCCCACGAATCAGTGGATTTTAGAGAATCGACTGAAAGTGTTACCGTGGGCGGGACAAGGGCCGCCAGCCCTTGTGTTTGCTTAGATGTCGATCCCTTGATTAGGGTCAGGCTTCATCAGGCCTTCCGTAGCGCACCGCACCGCTTGACCCGAAGTGCGGTTTATACCAATATCCAGCCATCCTTTTTCAATTCTTCTCCTCGAAACAAGGATAGCGATAGCAAGGCCAACCCTTTACGGCCTGACACGCCCCGCGCCGTCCGGGTATCGCGATGGCG